CCATAGGATCACCCTTAGCCTGTGGAAAACTGAGGACCCGCAGACCGGGGGGGGGTCACCGCGACGAGGCGATCGCCCGGTCCAGCGCCTTGGAGAGCTCGGTTGGGTAGATGCGCCGCACCGTGTCATTGCCCAGCTTCTCGAACGGGAATCGTGGCCGGTAGGTCGGCTCGTTGGGCACTGCGAGGAAGTAGGGCACAAGGCGACCGCGTGAACGGCGATAGACACCAGGCATGCGGTTGCCGCCACGTGGCGTGCCGATCATGAAGCCACCGCGATCAGAGCCGGATAGGCGCGACTGGATCTCACCGAACAGTCGGCGCTTGGGGTTGCCGGCTGCATTGCGGGCGATCTGGGTCGGGACGATCTTGCGGTTGGAGGGGAGTGGGTTGCCGGTCTCCCTGGCCAGACCGCGAATCAGGCCCTCGTAAGTTTTCCACAGGCGCTGACCGCCAAAGATCTGCGTGTTCAGGTAGGGGCGATCCTCGGCAGGAAACACCTCGGCGGTGAGGTTGGCCTTAGTGGACTTGTTGTAGCGAAAGGCGTTCTTCGTGAACGGAACAGGCTTGTCGAATGATTTTGTGGTCTGCTGCTTCATGGCCAGCTGCACTTGCCTGGCGGTCTGGTTCAGGGCGACCGACGCAGCGAAGGGCAGCTGATTCCGGTAGGCGCCGACAAAGCGCTGCGCCTTGGTGAGGCCTGACAGGTCGGTAGTGATCTTCAGCATGATCAGATGGTCAGCGCCTGATCCAATGCTGCCTGGATCCTGCACAGGCTGGCCACGAGGGTGCTGTGAACGTCTGGCGGGATCGGGAAGCCCTCCTCGATGGCGTTGTCGCTGACAGCTCTGCTCTGAGCCAGCGCATGGTCCAGGCTGTTGGTCAGGCTCAAGAGCACGGGCAGGTTGCGTGAGCTGATCTCGTAGTCGGTGTCGATGTCGGGCATGGCGATGGTGGGTCTTTAGAAACCGTAGGGAAAGTCCTCAGTGGCCGCTGTGTGCGGCTCTGATGCGGTTGCAGGTGGATCAGGGTGGATTGACGTGGAAGGCTGGCTATCGGCTGCTGGAGGGGCAGGGAACGGCGAGTCAGCAGGGAGGAGGTCAACACCCCAGCGCAGGTTGCGCACGCGGTAGGTGGACTGCCCGAGCTTCTCGATCGTGATGGCGTGCGGGTTGCTGGCATCAGCGATCAGCCAGCCGGGTTGATGCTCGCCGGACGGGAGAACACGGAGGCATGGCTGGCCGTTCTGAGGGGCTTCCGAGGGAGGGTGATTTAATGCGCCTCTCTCGTACATAGGTTTAGAAGGTGAGAAAGGTGAGAAAATACTTTTTTCGTATACGCGCGAACCATTTTCGGGGTTTGCGCCGTCTTTTTCGCACCTTTCGTACCTTTCGCACTCGGTTTTCGGAGAGGGTGATAAATCACCCTGCGCAGGCCGGTAGAGGGTCGATGGCCTGCCCTTGGATGCCGTGGTGTCGGTTTTTCCACAGGCTTCGATTAAGCCCTGCTTTTCGAGCCGCTTCAGGTAGCGGGTGGTCTTGTTGCTCGCCAGGTCCATGGCCTTGGCCACCTCGACTGCCGACACGGGCTGCTGCGTGAGCTCCCAGCGGCTGCAGATGTGGTCATACAGATCCGCCTGGCGGCCATCCAGGCTGTCGATGGCCTCCTGCAGCTGCTCGGCTGCCTCCACCTCTCCTCCATCGCCGTGGAGCGTCCATCCGGCATCAGTGCGCTCAATCAGCAGGCTGGCCGGGTGACCAGATCTGCCCATGGTCTTCAAGGTGATGCGCTTATCCGGATGGTCATCGCCCTTCAAATAGGCCATGTGCAGCAGCTGCGAGGGAACAGCTGTCAAGGCCGTTGTTCCCCTGCTGCTGCTGATCAGGCTTCCGCCATTGCCCTTGTTCGCGTGGTGGATGACGCAGGCGGTGGCGTTGGCCTGAGCGCAGACCACCAACAGGGCGTTGAGCGGGTTGGCGTAGGCGCTGCCGCTGTCTTCGATCTGCAGGTGGCTCACGCAGGCGTGGTAGCTGTCGAGGATCAGCAGGGGCCTGTCGTATTGGCTCAGCCGTTCGGCCAGGGTCTCGAGGCCCTGCTCGTTTAGGTGGAGGGGATCGGCAGCCGTCCACAACACCTCGATCGGATCGGCCAGGGCGTTCTGATCGCTCAAGAGCCCCAACGGCTTGAGCATGTGGCCCCAGTCAGGCAGCGATTGGTCAGTGCCGACGATCACCACCGGTGGACACGACCCAATGAACCGTCGACCGAGGAATGACTCGCCGCGATGCCAGGCGGCCACCATCGATAGCAAAAGGCTCGTTTTCCCCACCTTCGGCTGAGCGATCAGCAGGTTCAGCCGCTGCGCCATCAACAGGCCATCCCATGCCCACGGGATCGGTGACAAGTCGATGACTTCGCCCTTCGTGATACCGACGCCCTTAGGGGCAGCAGCGGCCACCGCTTCGGCCAGGTAGGCACGGAGATCAGCGTCTCGGACGTCAGCATCAACGCCCAGGTGGCCGGCCAGGTTCCGCATAGCCGGAAGCCAGTCGGCCTCGGCTTCGTTGGCGACGATCTGATGGGCTTGGCCCTTGAGGCCGTTCAGGGCCTCCTGAAACGGAGATGTCGTTGGCGGTGGTGATCCGCTTGAACTGGGCGGAGTATTCCCCGCGTTTGGCCCGTTCTGGGCTGTAGAAGTCATGCTCGCTCAACTGTCCGATGGCTTGGAGGGTGTGGAAGGCCTGGAGTTCTGGGCTCTGCTCGTAGGGGTGCGCTGCGTCCCATGCGTCGAGTGCTTTGGTGCTGCGGTGGTCCTGCAGCCGGCTGTAGTGGCCCTCGATGGCCAGGGCCGGGTCAAACTCCGTCGGCAGGCTGTACGGAACCCAGCGGAGCATCTCGTAAGCGCTGCGCTCGCGGTCAGCCACGGGGCTGTTTGGCGGCAGCAGCCAGCCCCAGCTGCAGCAGGTAATTCGTCCAGCCTGTGCGACTCATGGCTGGCGGCTTGGTGGCGTCGATCCGTGCGAGCACGACAGGATCAACGAAGACCTTCTGGCCGGTGGCGGGTTGCGGCTTGCTCATGGCGTCTGTGCATGGTGCGGAACCAACCTATACCCATCCCGGGCCCTGTGCCTCTGCTGTGATCGGTCGATACAGTCAGGCATCTGCCGAGGCCCTGTGATCCAGCTGACAGTCTCCGGGCTCGATCCAGCCCCGCAGGGGAGCAAGCGCCACGTCGGTGGTGGCCGGCTGATCGAGAGCAGCAAGCGCGTGAGGCCGTGGCGTGCTGCCGTTGCGCATGAGGCACGGCTGGCAGGCGAGCAGGTGGCCGGTCCATGCGCTGTGGAGCTCGATTTCCGCTTCGTGCGCCCCAAGGGTCATCACAAGACGAACGGTGAGCTCAGGGCGTCTGCGCCGCGGTTCTGCGTCGTGAAACGGAACGACCTGGACAAGTGCTGTCGGTCGACTCTGGACGGGCTCGTGGATGGCGGTTTGCTGGTGGACGACTGCCTGGCGGTGGAGCTGCTGGCGTGGAAGCGCTACTGCGGGATCGGGGAGCAGCCGGGCGCCGTGGTGCGTATCAGGCCGCTTATCACCGAGATCGACTGCGCCGCAATGGATCCCAGCCGCACGAATCCAGAGCGCTCGTGATTGTGATGCGATGTAACGCGGTGGAGTGTTCACCTGTGGAAAACACGTTCTCCACACGTTCGTGGGAATACATTCCCTCAGATCCCTTGCGCCGCAATGTATTTGAGCGGTAGGACGCCTGTATCACCCGGCCTGTTTTTGTATCAAGCAGATACCAAACCCGCCGTGTTTTGTGCCAGTTTGGGGCCAAACCGTGTGCAGCGAGTGTGCCAGTTTTTTCTAATTGTGCCAGAAATCTAATCGGCACACTATCGGCCAGATCCATTGCGCTGCAAGCGATCTGGGCGATTCTGATACGAGCGTACTGATTGACGTGTCATCGAAACGCGCCGCGTCCTCAAAGATGATTGAGGGGTCCCACGCACCACCACCCCATGGGCGTCATTGCAGACACACTGCGCAGCACGCTGCGCGACCTGGCCGAGGCTGATGCCCGGCTGTACCGCGGGCTCGCCGCGGAGCTCGCCACGCCGGCCACACGGCCGGCCCTGCCGGACGGCGACATCGCCGCCGCCATCGCGCTGCTGGAGCGCCACGGCTACCGGGTCACTCCACCGGAGGGGTGACCCCCCAGCACGCATCACACGGGCCCTACGGGGCCCCCTGACCCGCCCCACACGCACGCGACATGGAACACGCCACCACCACCGACACAGACGCCCTGCTGGCCGACGTGGGCGCGCTGATCAAGCAGGCCGCCGAGACCGACGCACGCGTGGACGCGCTGCTGGACAGCTGGACGCCACAGACCGCCACGAGCGCACTGCGCCGGCTGCAGCGCACCGCCCGGCACACCGCCCGCCTATCGGCGCTGGTGGGGCGCCAGCAGGCCGCACTGGCCGCTCAACTGGACGCCATGGAGCGCTGAGCGCACGCGTCACCAGTGGGCGCTGTACGGCCCCAGAACGGCCCCGTATGCCGTCACGCGTCTGTCAGGCCGGCCACAGCTCGCAGGCGCCTCACAGGCTCATCTGAGCGAGCTGAGCGCCGCAACGGATTGAGTCGCTAATCCAGCGACCAGGCGATTGTGAACAATTATCAACGGGTCACGGCTGGGGCTGATCTGGCCCTATGTTGGTCCCACGGCCAACAGGCCCCACCACCCCGGAGCACGACATGACACGCCGCCAGCAGCTCTTCGCCCTCGCCGCTCAGCTCCACGAGCTGACCACCGAGGAGGAGCGGGAGGATTACCCGTTCCTGGAGCACCTCAACGATCTGATCGCGGATCTGGAGATCGAGGAGGATTGACTCCCACCGCCCGCCGGGAGCGCATCCCGGCAACCACCACCACCCACGACCGACCATGAACCTCATCCGATTTGGCTACGACAAAAACCCCGAGATCCATGCGCGCGGCTATGCCCGCCCTGATTGGAGCCTTATGACGTATGAAGACAGCCGCGGCTTCGGCTGGCAGGTTGTCACCCTGCGCGGCGATCGCAGTCGTCACATGTCGCTGGCGCGAGCCATCGACATTCTGCTTTCTGAAGACGGCCTCTTTGTCGCCTGACTCTCACGGCCCGCCGGAGCCTATCCGGCATCACCACCACCCCCACGCCAAATGCTCGACAAGTACCACGAATTCATAGCGTCGAAAGGCAGTTTGCACGGATCTGTTGGATTCGAGCCACGCAGCAAATGGAAGCTGTTTAAACATCAACAGGCAACGCTTGAGTTTGCGTGCCGGAAAGGCCGATCGGCTGCATTCCTAGACACTGGCCTTGGCAAGTCTCGCGTCGAGGCTGCTGCTGCCGCCGAGTTTGCCGTGGCCAGCGATCGACCATCCCTGATCCTCACACCACTTGCCGTGGCAAGGCAGATGCAACGCGAATGCGAGGCGATCGGAGTTGATGCGACGATCGTTCGAGAGCAGTCCGATGTTGCGGCTGGCGTCAACATCGCCAACTATGAACGGCTCCCAAAGCTTGACACTTCAGTGTTTGGCGGCGTGGTGTTGGATGAAAGCAGCATCCTCAAAGCGTTTACCGGACCGACAAAGCGAATGCTCTGCGAGGCGTTTGCTGATACTCCTTATCGGCTAGCGGCTACGGCAACGCCTGCACCGAATGACCACATGGAGCTCGGGCAGCACGCTGAATTCCTTGGCGTTATGCCTGGCCCGGAGATGCTTTCTCGGTGGTTCATTTCCGATCAGACCACAATGGGCGGCTATCGACTGAAAGGCCACGCGCAGGACGACTTCTGGCGCTGGGTAGCCAGCTGGGCCAGGGCTGCCACGTTGCCATCAGATCTAGGTGGCGATGACGATGGCTTTGTCTTGCCGCCATTGAATTATCAGGTTCACTCGATCACCGCTGACATCACCCAAGATGTTCCCGATGGATTGCTGTTCAGGATCCCAGACGGCAGCGCCACCACGATGCACCGTGAAAAACGCCTGACGATGGCTGATCGCGTGGCCTGCGCTGCAGAGATCGCCAACTCGGCCGATGGCCCTGTGATTGTCTGGTGTGAGACCAACAGCGAATCATCGGCACTGGCCACGCTGATACCGGACGCAATTGAGGTACATGGCTCAATGGCGCCTGACGTAAAGGTCGCTGCCTTGGATGCGTTCACGTTTGGCGAACGCCGTGTGATTGTCAGCAAGCCAAAGCTTGCTGGCCTTGGCCTGAACTGGCAGCACGCCAATACGGTCGTTTTCGCCAGTGTGAGCCACAGCTATGAACAGCACTATCAAGCGGTCCGACGCGCTTGGCGATTTGGCCAAACCAAGCCAGTCACGTGTCACGTCATCATCAGCGACACTGAGGCCAGCATTTGGAGCAATGTGCAGCGCAAAGCCAATGACCATCAGCGCATGAAACGCGCAATGGCCAATTCAATGCTGCGATTGCAACAAGAGGCCACGCTGCGCCGCGCCTACACCCGCACTCCTTCCGTCACCCTTCCCGATTTCTTCTGATGAAACCCGATTATCAAGGCAACAACTGGGCTGTCTACAACGCTGATTGCGTTGAGCTGTTGATGGGTCTACCTGACGACAGTATCGACTGCGCTGTGTTCAGTTCTCCATTCTCATCGCTTTACATCTACAGCGATTCCGAGCGCGACATGGGCAATTCTGCATCTCACGAGGAATTCCTGGAGCATCACCGTTACATGGCGCGTGAGCTGTATCGTGTGATCAAGCCAGGCGCCGTGATCTGCGATCACGTCAAAGATACAGTTTTCTATCAAAACAGCAGCGAGACAGGCGAAGGCGGACTGTTCCCTTTTTCTGATGAGGCTAGCCGTAACTATCGAGAGGTTGGATTCTGCCTTCGTGCGCGGGTCACCGTTTGGCGCGATCCAGTGCGTGAAATGCAAAAGACAAAGCATGAGCGACTTCTTTACAAGAACATCCGCGAGAACAGTCGCGTCAGTGCAATGGGAATGCCCGAGTACATCTTGGTGATGCGCAAGGATTCCAGAGGCAAGAACATCGGCGAGCCGGTGACGCACACTCGTGAAGAATTCACCCTCGACCAATGGCAGCAATGGGCATCGCCTGTTTGGATGGACACGATGCAGACTAAAGTGCTTAACGCCAGGTTCAAGGCTGACAAAGATGAGAAGCACATCTGCCCCATGCCGTTGGATCTGATTGAACGCTGTCTGACGCTTTACAGCAATCCGAATGATGTTGTTTTGGATCCGTTCAACGGCATTGGTAGCACCGGCTATCAAGCCGTGAAGATGGGACGCCGTTACATCGGCGTGGAGCTGAAGCCTGAATATGCAAAGCAAGCGGCAAAGTTTATCGGCAAGGTCGAGTCTGAGGCTGGGTCGCTGCTCGCAGGGCTTGATCCAGTGCCGCACGCATAACAACGTCCCTCTGACCACCGAGGCTTCAAGGGTGCGGTACCGGAAACGGCCGCATCGAACACACATCACCAAAACCGGGTGAACTGTTCTGAGAGGCGCCCTTCGTGTAAGTCCTCGACCCATTGTTAAGCATTATGACACTGACCTAGGCAGGGTCCACCCTGGCCCTACTATGGGGTCACGCCACAAGCCGGATACGCCCCACGGGCAGGCGCCGGATTCTCCGCCCTGGACACGAGAAAGGTCAGCTACGGGGGAGCTGCGATCCCCCACCCTTTTCACCACTACCCCGGACAGCACCATGGCGAACCATCGCGCAGAGGCCGCCTACACATCGCAGCACGCCGCTGCGCTGGCCAGCTTGGAGGCGCTGCAGGCCGTCATCGAAGACATGCCAGCCCCAGACGGCGAAACTCGGATCGACTGGGGCCACGTTGGCTCACTGGTTGAGATCAACCAGCAGCTGGGCCACCTGCTGCGCTTTGCTGCCGGAAATTGATTCACCACCACCCCATGACCATCACCATCCCCACAGACGAGGCCTTGGGCCTCCAGATCAAGCGCATCATCGCCGCCGCGGCCCAGGTGGCCGTGGCGTTCTACGTCGCCGGCTACACGCTCGGCACCGCCATCCATCAGCTCAACGCCAGCCTGACGCGGCTGCCTCTGCCCACCTTCACCGTTCCCGCTCATGCTCACACGCATCCTGCTCTTCCTGCTGCCCACGGCAACGATCGCCCTGGTGCTCGCCGATCACGGCAACCCCAACATCAACCCAGCCGTGGAGTCGGGTTCGCATGACGTTGAAACGGTTCTACTTTGCCATTCCCGAAGCGAATGTCTTTGAGTGCATCCGCGCTGAATCATTCGTAGGGGCAAAGCAAATCGCAGCCGCTGAATGGCTCCCGTTTTGGGATCAGATTGAGTGGCTGCATCACACAGAGGAACAGCATGAATCCTTCGCCTAACTTCCACATCGGCCAGATCGTCTATCGCATGGGCCGCCAGGCCAACTGGGTCGAAGTGATCGGGACCGGCACCTACATGGAGTCGCCCTTCCCGCACTACTGGGTCCAGCGCGATGGCATGACCACCCTGGAGAGCAAACTGCGGCTCTCACCGCGTCCCCTCGACGACAAGCTGAACCGGCACAGAAATCGCCGCAGCAAGAAAAGGGCCAGCGACGCCACCACCCCGGCATCCGCCGCCGACCCCACAAAGGTTACTCAATGAACAATCCACCGCTCGACGATCAAAACTGCGACAACTGCCGCTACAAGCGCCACCGCCGTGGCGAGGATCTTTGCTGCATCAACCCGCCACGCCTCGGGGATTCCGGGATGATGCCCATCTGCCCCATGAGCCGCTGGTGCGGGGAGTGGGTAGCACGATGAACCGCGCCATCATCGACCACCTCAGCAACGCTGACTATCACGCCGACCCTGCGGTCAGCGCCAGCCACCTCCATCAGGTCGCGCGATCCGGCCTGCACTACTGGGCCAGGTACGTCACTAAGGTGCCGGAGCTGCCGAAATCCACCGCTGCCATGACCACCGGCAGCCTGGTGCATTGCGCCGTGCTGGAACCTGGCGAGCTCCTGAAGCGCTACGGCATCGCTCCTGATCGCCGCACCAAGAGGGGGAAGGAGACAGCGGCTGCGATGCAGGCCAGCGGTATCGAGCCTGTTGGCGAGTCAGATCTGCAGCAGGCGCAGCGCATGGCCAGCGCCGTGCGCCGCCATCCCTACGCGGCAGAGCTGCTGAGCGCTGGCAAAGCGGAGACGTCGATCTGGTGGGATGACGCCAAGACAGGGATGCGCTGCAAGTGCCGTCCGGACTGGATCAACGGCAGCACCTGCGTCGATCTCAAAAGCACCACCGACGCCAGCCCCAAAGGCTTCGCTAAGAGCGTGGCCGGCTTCCGGTATCACGTCCAGGCAGCGCACTACCTGGCGGCTGGCCTGTTCGATCGCTTCGTCTTCGTCGCCGTCGAGAAGGAGGCCCCGTTTGCCGTGGCTTGCTACGAGCTCGACGCTGATGCCTTGGCGGAGGGGCAGCGCCTCCGTGACCGTGATCTGCAGCGCATCGCCAACTGCCGCGCCATGGCAGCATGGCCCGGCTACGGCGACGAACTGCAGACCATCTCGTTGCCAGCCTGGTCCTACAGCAGCGACACCATCACCCCGATTGATTTTTGATGAGAGACCCAAGATTCACATGCGAAAGCTGTGGCAGCGTTGATTACAAAGTGATCGAAATGCGAAAGCAATCAGATTACGTACGTCGTCGTATCGCTTGCAGGAATTGCAACCACAGAATCACCACTTACGAAATCTCAGAGCGCCGGTTCGCGCTCTTGCAGTCTGCGTTAGCCGCGCAATTCAGCATCTTGAGATTAGCCGGCAAACTGCGTGCTATTGCCAATGACCTGGAATTGTCATGACATCCTCCTCACTCACGCTCTGGACGCCAGAGCAGAAACAGCTGATCGCCAGCACCATCACCCCGATTGACATCTGATGACAGAACAGATCACCTCACCGCCGAACCTGGCGGGCATCATCCGCAAGGATGACGTCTACACCAAGGGCACCGGCAGCTATGCCGCCAGCTACGTGCCCTGGGCTCGCATTGCTCAGCTGCTCCACGAGCACGCACCAGGCTGGGACTTCCACCTCAGGCCCGCCGAAGGTGGCGGTCAGATCCACAAGGCCCCGGACGGCACGGGCTACGTGCTGGCCTACTTCGACAGCTCCGACGGATGCACTACAAGTGCGTTCCCGTTCCCGTGCATGGATCACCGGAACAATCCCATCCCGTTCGACAAGATCAGCGCCAGGGTCCTGACCGACACGCACCGCCGCGCCTTGTGTGCTGCCGCCGCGTTCCACTTCAGCCTGGGCTACGAGTTGTGGGCAAAGCAGGAGCTGGAGGATGCCAAAACTGGGCCCGCACCAACGGCCACCAGCAAGCCGCAGAAGCCCGCCAAAGACGAGCCTGAGGACGGCGGCACCAAGGCCGTCTCCCAGGTCATGCAATCCGGCATGAAGGCGATCCGTGGCGCCTCCACACTCCAGCAGCTGGAGGCTGTCGGCCAGCGCCTTGTTGCCCGGCATGAAGCCGGCGATCTCACCGACGACGAGCAGCAGGCCCTCCTGCAGCTGATGCTCGACCGCGAAACTGAACTCACCGCTAAGAACTGACATGTCCGAACTCAACGCATCATTCAGCCTGTTCCCCACGCAGCAGAAGCGCTCCGAGCGGAGCCCTGACTACAGCGGCTCGATCGAGATTCCCATCGCTGACATCGACGCCCTGGTGGCTCACCTCGGCACACAGCCTGAGATCAACTGGCGCGATGAGCCTGTCGTGAAGCTGCGCATTGCTGGCTGGAAGGCCGCCAGCAAAGGCGGCAAGGGCTACATCAACGGGAAGATCAACATCCCTCAGGAGCAACAGCAGCAGGCGCCTGCTGACGACGAAGAGATCCCTTTCTAGTGACCGAGCCATCCCGCCGCGAGCGCTACCTGAAAGCGCTCGAAATCGCAGAACGCCACGGCAACAAGTTCATGGCGCAGAACATCCGCGCTGAGCTGCGGAAACTCGAATCACAGGAGACCCGCAATGACTGACCACCCCATCGTCCCACCGCCGGAGCTTGCTGCTCACTGGGTCGCTGAGATTTACGGCGACCCAGCCATCCCTCTTCACCCCATCACGCTTCGACTGGTAGAACGTGCCGCCCAATGGGGCGCAGACCAGGAGCTGGAGGCGTGCTGTGAGCTGATGGATGACTGGGGGCTTGATGGCAATGACCTGATGGAGTGCCGCCGACCGAAGCCACCGAGCTTGAAGGAGCAGGCGTTGAAGATACTCGAAGATGCACCGGGACCTGACTACCCCAATGTCATGACTGTGCTCAACGCTGATCAACACGCTCTAATCCGCCGCGCCCTGGAGGCACTTTCCAATGACTGAACTCTCACCCGCACAGAAGGCCCTAGCCGCCTTCAATGAGCGCCACGAGCTATGCGGACCCTTCGATGACGACTGGGTTGAGCAGTGCCTCGCCGCTGCTATCGAAGGGCTGGCTGTCCACGCTGGCCGCGGCCTGTACCGCAACGAGATCCGCGCCATCGCCGCCGAGCTGCGCGGCGCCACCACCCCCACGGAGACACCATGACTGACACCGCCGCAGATTCGCAATTCGACCCGTGGGCAGAAGTTGAGCGCCTGGCGCTGCTGGCTCAGCGATCAACCTTTGTCGTCGGCGATGTATGGCTGTCGCCTGGTTGGTATCACTTTGAAGTGGTGCACGTATCCGCTGACGGCGTGGCGACCATGCAAAAGCTTGGTTCTGGCTGGCAACGAATGGTCGAGATTCAATGGAACAGTCCAAAGCTCCACCGCTGGAGATTGCTAACCCCTGCAGCCGGCCAGCCCGAGCCCAATGGCTAGACGTGAGCAGTTCCGCCTCCCTGGCATGCCGATCGAGACCGGCGTTGACAATGGTCAGCGCTGGTTCGTCGGCTACAGGAAGGGCAGCAGCATGGGCTTCACCTGCTCCACGGCCCTGCGAAAGTGGCTGGGGTTGCCCTTGAAGACCCCCTCGCGGGAGGCGTTTGACGCGTGGATTGCGACTCTGCAGGAGGCCGATGCTGTTAAAGCGAAGCCGCCTTGCGTTGAACAAGGCCAGCAGCTGTTAAAGGAAACTGGCTGGGGGCCGGAAGCGCACGCAGACGAGGATCCGGCCCTGTCAACAAAGATGATCCTGTGAGGCCCTTAGACTGAAGCCACGAGTCAGCAACCGATGGCGGCAGACGAGCAGCGAGTGCCCGACCGCCATCACTTCATCGAGGATTGCTACCTGGTCACGCGTCGATCAGCAAAGCGCCGCTTTCGCGCGTCGATCCTCGAGGCCTGGGAGCATCGCTGCGCATACTGCGGCAAACTGGCCACAACGCTGGATCACGTCCGGCCAAGGTCTAAGGGTGGTGAGACGACACGGCAAAACCTAATTAGCTGCTGCGCGTCCTGCAATAGCCGGAAGGGGTCGACTGATTGGGTTGAGTGGTACCGAGAGCAGGCGTTCTGGGATGCTGAGATGGAGGGGAGCATCTGGATCTGGCTGCATCAGAACGTCAGATCCGCCGCCTGATCGTGGTAGTTTGGCCGCGCTCCACCACCCCACGAGCTCATGACTGCCTTTCCCGACAGCTACGCCGCCTACTTGAAGGAGATCGGCCGCTATCCCCTCCTGACGCCAAGGCAGGAGATCGAGCTCTCCCGCCAGGCGCAGCGCTTCATTCAGCTCCGAGACACAGAAGGGAAGCCCAGCACGCCAGAAGAGCGCCGTGACTTCAGGGTCGGCAAGCGGGCCTTCGACAAGATGATGACGTCGAATCTCCGGCTGGTGGTCAACATCGCCAAGAAGTTTGTCGGCCGCGGCGGCCAGATGCTCGGCGTCATGGATCTGATCCAGGAGGGTTGCATCGGGCTCCACCGCGCCGTCGAGCTGTTCGACAGCTCCCGCGGCTACAAGTTCAGCACCTACTCCTACTGGTGGATCCGGCAGGCGATCTGCCGCGGCGTCGACACAAGCGACCGGATGGTCAGGATCCCCATCCATGCACTGGAGAAGCTGCACAAGCTGATGAAGCTGCGGGAGGCCTACCGGAAGGCGCACCCAGGGCAGGAGATGACGCTGCGGGAGGCTGCCGAGCAGATGGGAGTG